TATGCAACTGGTAGCAAACGACTGGAGCAGCATAAAGTCGGTCGCGGCAAATGGAATCTGACCATTCAGGAGCGTTTGGAGCAAACTCTGAATAATACCGAGCGGGAAGATCAGTGCTTTGTACCTGACAAAGATGTCACTTATGTCCCGTTCGGTAACTTTTCTGACGTAAAGAAAATTATCCAGTCTCGTATTTTTTACCCTACCTTTATTACTGGTCTGTCTGGTAATGGTAAAACTCTTTCCGTTGAGCAAGCATGTGCTGCCCTAAATAGGGAGTTGATTCGGGTAAACATTACCATTGAAACCGACGAGGATGATCTTATTGGTGGTTTCCGTTTGGTTAACAGTGAAACTGTTTGGCATAATGGTCCTGTCATCGAAGCTCTGGAACGTGGAGCAGTACTTCTTCTAGACGAAATTGACCTTGCATCCAATAAGATTCTTTGCCTGCAGTCTGTGCTTGAGGGTAAGGGTATTTTCCTGAAGAAGATTGGTAAGTATATCCGTCCTGCTGTGGGTTTCAACGTGTTTGCTACTGCCAACACTAAAGGAAAGGGTAGTGATGATGGTCGCTTCATCGGCACCAATGTCCTCAACGAAGCATTCCTTGAGCGATTCCCTGTGACCTTTGAGCAGGAATACCCCACTGCTGCAACCGAGACTAAGATTCTTTTGAATATCGGATGCGATCAGCAGTTTGCAGATAACCTTGTCAAGTGGGCAGGTGTTATCCGCAAGACCTTCTTTGATGGTGGCGTTGATGAAGTTATCACCACCCGTCGCTTGGTACACATTGTCCAAGCATATCAAATCTTTGGTGATCGTCTGCGAGCAATCACTAACTGTGTCAATCGTTTTGACGAAGACACCAAACAATCTTTCCTTGATCTCTATACAAAGGTTGACTCTGGGGAAGATACAGGATACAATAGTGAGGAAGCACCGTTCTGATTATGAAATACAATGAAGATGCGCTGCTTGAGGAATTCAAGCAGTATATTCAAGGCACTTATCATCAGCATTATGCCAATGATAATATTCAAACCCTTGATTTGATTGAAGCGTGTGGCGATGGTGAAGCATTCTGTCGGAGCAATATTCTGAAGTATGCTTCTCGCTACGACAAGAAAGGTTGTGCTCGTCGAGACATCATCAAGATTCTCCATTACGCACTTCTTCTGCTATACTTTAATGATAAAAATGCCCAACGTGAGGAGTATCCTAATCGATGACCGTAATCTCTAAAGAAACTATTGACCTGCTCCAAAACTTTTCGACCATTAACAAGTCGATTGTTATCAAGCCTGGCAATCAGATTCAGACCCTGAGTCTGAATAAGAATATTCTTGCCAAAGCAAAGGTGCAAGAAACTTTTAATCGTGAGATTCCTATTTACGATCTGCCTTCCCTTATCCAGATTTTCAATCTGTTTGATGGCAGTCCCGTCATCAATACGGAGAAGTCTTCTTGGTTGGAAGTGAGCACCCCTAAGGGACGCTCTAAGGTCAAATTCTTCTACTCTGATCCTGACATTATTGTACAACCTCCTGCAAAGGATGTGGATCTCCCCTCCGAGGATGTATCTTTCCGTCTAGATGCTCCTGTGCTCCAGCAGATTCGTAAGGCATGGTCTATCTGTGGAGTGCCTGATCTCTGCCTGTATGCTCACGAGGGCGTAATGAGTCTGTGTCTGACAGATAAGAAGAATGATACCTCCAACAGTTTCTCTATTGATGTTGCCGACTGTGATGTGGATGATTCTTATTGCTATTGCTTCAAGATGGAAAACCTGAAACTATTCCCTCAGGGATACGATGTGACCATCAGCAAGCACAATGTTGCTCGCTTTGAAGCAGACAACGTAAAATATCTCATTGCGTTGGAGCCTAACAACTGATGAAACACATCCTTTTCACCCTTAAGGGGTGTAGTATGGTTCTTCTAGATGATGAGAAATACATTAGGGATGTGGTCTATCACGCAAGTTTGAAGTGTCAGTCTACTCTGCTGGCACTCAACTCACACAAGTTTGATCCTCAGGGTATAACCTGTGTTGCTATGCTTGCTGAGTCTCATATCAGCATTCATACTTGGCCAGAGTTGGGGATGGCAGTTTGTGATGTCTTCACTTGTGGAGATCACACTACACCTCAGGATGGTGTAGAATATATGAAACAGATGCTTCATGCGTCTGATATTGTTTGTAATGAATTCGTAAGACCTTTAGCATGAATGATTTCCTTTGGGTAGAGAAGTATCGCCCTCAAACTATTGAGGACTGTATTCTTCCTACCGACGTGAAAGAAACCTTTGAAGGTTTCGTTGCCCAGGGTGAGATCCCCAATCTCCTCCTTTCTGGCACTGCTGGTGTTGGTAAAACTACCATCGCCAAAGCACTTTGTAATGAATTGGGAGCAGACTATTATGTTATTAATGGATCGGATGAAGGTCGATTCTTGGACACTGTACGCAATCAGGCAAAGTCCTTTGCTTCTACTGTGTCTCTCACTTCTTCTAGTAAGCACAAGGTTCTTATCATCGATGAGGCGGACAACACCACGCACGATGTACAACTCCTTCTCAGGGCGTCGATCGAAGAATTCCAGAAGAATTGTCGTTTTATCTTTACCTGCAATTTCAAAAATCGGATAATCGATCCCCTACATAGTAGGACCACTGTGATTGATTTTAATGTCCGTGGTAAGACTCGCTTGCAACTTGCTCAACAGTTTCACAAGCGGTGCATGGATATCCTCAGGAGCGAGGAGATCACCTACGAACCTAGAGTTGTTGCTGAAGTCATCCAAAAATATTTTCCAGACTTCCGCCGCACCATCAATGAATTGCAGCGATATTCTTCAACAGGATCTATCGACACTGGCATTCTGGCGACGCTAGGTGACGCTAGTACAAAGGACCTAATCGCTGCTCTTAAAGATAAGAGATTCAACGATGTCAAGAAGTGGGTTACTTCTAATCTAGATGCAGACCCCAACTCTATTCTTCGCAAACTCTATGATAGTCTTGCAGAGAATATGCAGGGTCCTAGTATTGCAGCAGCAGTGCTTATCATTGCTGAGTATCAGTACAAGTCTGCATTCGTTGCCGACCAGGAGATCAATCTCCTAGCAGCACTTACTCAAATTATGATGGAGTGTGAATTCAAATGACACATCAAGTAAAGTCGAAGTGGTATTATATTTTCTGGGGCATTGCAACTGTCTCAGTGGTGGCGGGGCAAATCTATGTTGGCACTGGTTATCGTGAGATGGCAGAGGCAACTAAATCAACTGCTATTTCTGTGACTTGTGCCCAGGCACCAAGTTCACAAGCAGCAGGCAAAAATCGTTCTTTTGAGTTTGATTGAAATGAATATCGTAAACATCCGTTTTCTTAGTGGTGAAAATTGCATCTGTGAGTTGGTTGAAGAGACTGATACTGAGCTCACACTTAAAGATGTGATTGTGGCAATGCCGATCAATGAGGAAGGCACCCAGTTGGGGTTTGCTCCTTGGGCACCATTGCAAGATCCTGACGTTGATGAAATTAAAGTGAAGAGAGATCATGTACTCTACATCACTAAACCTGCTCCTAACTTGACTGAGCAGTATGCTAAAATGTTTAGCAAGATTGTCACTCCAAGTAAAAAGATCATCGTATGACCTCCCTGAAAACCCCCCTTCGTTATCCTGGTGGTAAGTCTCGTGCCGTTGCTAAGATGGCAAACTTTCTTCCCGACCTTGAAGACTATACTGAATATCGAGAGCCTTTTCTTGGTGGGGGATCTATGGCGATCTGGATGTCTCAGAGATACCCGTATCTTAACGTATGGGTAAATGATCTCTACGAACCTCTATATAATTTCTGGAGGGTATTGCAGAATGAGGGTAAGCAACTCCGTGATGAGTTGGTTAAACTTAAGTCTCGTTATCCTGACCAAGGATCTGCTAAGGGTCTATTTCTAGAATCTAAGGAGTATCTATCTCATGGAATCAAAAGGACCGAATCCTTTCATCGTGCCGTTAGTTTTTATGTTGTTAACAAGTGCTCTTTTTCTGGTCTCACTGAGTCCTCATCCTTTAGCGCCCAGGCGAGCGATTCAAACTTCTCAATGCGAGGGATAGATAAACTCCCTTATTATCAAGAGGTAATTCAGAAGTGGAAGATTACCAACCTGCCATACGAAGAGTTGCTGATAGATGATAAATCCGTATTTACTTATCTTGATCCTCCTTATGATATTAAGGACAACCTCTATGGGCGTAAAGGATCAATGCACAAAGGATTTGATCACGATAAGTTTGCTGCTGATTGCGATCGGTTTATTGGTGCTCAAATGATCTCGTATAATACTTCACAAGTTGTCAAGGATCGTTTTCAAGATTATCGAGCATATGAGTTTGATCTAACTTACACCATGCGCTCAGTTGGTGAGTACATGAAAGAGCAACAACAACGTAAGGAGTTACTTCTTCTAAATTATGTCCCGTAATGATGCATATCCCCTCAAGGATTATTTGAATTCTATTAACCTTACCAAGAAGAATCTTCTTGCTAGTGAAGACCCAGGTTGGGAAAAGCACTATCCCCCCTACATCGTAAACAAGTGCATGTCACATCACATGGATACAATCATGTATGCCAATGAGATGAATAGGTACCCAAATCTGGATAAGAAATTACAGTATGATTTCTTTATAAATACCGTCAGGTCCCGCAAAAGGTTTTCTCCTTGGGACAAGAAAGAGAAGATGAATGATTTGGAAGTTGTCAAGCAATACTATGGATATAGTAACGAAAAAGCACGGCAGGCACTAAACATTCTAACTCCTGATCAAATTGATTTCATTAAGACTAAACTGAATAAAGGGGGAAAGAAATGAGTGAAGATCTAACATGGTCTAAAGAAGACATGATTCAGGTGCAACTAAAAGAGCCTGATGACTTCCTAAAAGTGAGAGAAACTCTGACACGAATTGGTGTTGCTTCTCGCAAAGAAAAGAAGTTATATCAATCCTGTCACATCCTTCATAAGAAGGGTCAGTATTACATAGTACACTTTAAAGAGTTGTTTGCTCTAGATGGGAAGATGGCAAATCTTTCTGCTAACGATCTACAACGTCGCAATAGAATCATTCAGTTGCTATCGGATTGGGGACTTATTGAAGTTACCAGTGCTGAGACAATTGCTGATGCTGCTCCTCTAAGTCAAATTAAAGTTATCTCTTATAAAGATAAGGGTGACTGGATTTTAGAAAGCAAGTATAATATTGGGAGAAAGAAAACGACTTCTGAAGTGAATGGGTGACTTTAATTATTATGTAAAACCACTTGAGTCACCAGGATACCTGTTGATTGAAGTACCTGAAGACATAAAGAAAGAGCTTCAGCATAGTATAGATACACTTGAGAAGACTCCAGAGACGGATGCTCGCCACAGTTTGCGCGGGCATTTGGAGCAGGAATGGACTCTACCTATTACACCAGAGATAAAGAAATTTACTGAGCATTTATCGGGACTTTACCTCAACCATTTTGGTCTTCAACCCAGTATGGGACTCGCAGAGTCTATGAGAGAAATGGATAAAGCTGAGTTTGAATTGCAAAGGTTGTGGGTAAACTTTCAAAAGAAGCATGACTTCAATCCACTGCACATCCATTCTGGGGTATTCTCATTTGTTATCTGGGTGCAAGTACCATATGACCTGCAAGAAGAGAGGAAGAGATATAAGACTAACGGTGATGAGACCGCAGCATTCTTCTTTCAATATCTAAATTCTATTGGTGGAATTGATTCTGAATATTTGCATATAGATAAAAGTTTTGAATGGAAGATGGCATTCTTCCCTGCTCGTCTTAACCATGGGGTAAATCCATTCTATACTTCTGATGATTATAGAATCTCTATTTCTGGAAACGTATATGTAATTGATAAATAGAGCTGCCTAACTCGCTCACCCATGGCAGAAGAAATTAAAAAAGAAACTCCCAAAGAGGAGGTTAAAGAGGTAGAAAAGAAGGGTCTCTTTAGTAAACTCAAGTCGGCTGCTGGGGATAGCGAGGAACACCTTGCCGTCCTTAGCACTTTCGTGCGTCTTGGGATCCTCGTTTGGTCTGGTGGCATTCTTACCCTTGCTTACATTAAGTTGCCGCCCGCACTTGGCATCCCCGAGCAGAAACTTGAC